CAATCTGCGTGTTACGGATGCGCAGCCCCCGTCTATCCCCTGTGACTAACAATCATTCCTGTCAAGCAGGAGCGGGGATGTCCCAAGTTTGACAAAAAAGCTGAGGTATGCTAGAATGGGTTGCGAGTGTCACGAAAAAAAGTAACGGTAAGCAAATATACTTACCTCGGAGTTTTCCACAACTTCCTGTGAGTTTTCCACAGGCTGTGTAAACATCCTCCCGCTGTTAGCTACTACCTAACCCACCCATCCCACCCTTTCTTTTTTTCTATACATATCCCCATTCATATGGCGGGTGTGAGAGGTGTCAGGTAATTTTTAACCCAAATCAGGTATAAACTGTACGTTTTTGCAAAAAAGCAAAAGATACTACGTTTTTAGCGCCGCCAAGGCGCATAAAAATAAAATCCTGGTACGCACCAAGACACATTTACGTTATTTGTAAATTAAAAAATAATATATTATCCTATTTTAGCGTCAAAACTGGACGTTTGCGCTATTTTTGGTTTCTATCATTAGCGTTTGCGACCCACTAAACGTGTGTATTCATTAACTAAATCCAATGCTTTACTGTATTGTTCAGGATCAGGTGCTTCTTCTGCTAATTTTCTGCGTGCACCACCAATAAAAGTACGTACATCAATAGGATCTTCACCTCTTTGTTGCATTTCTTCTGCTGTACGAGCAATTGCTTCTAATCCAATTGCTCTTTCAATTTTTCGCTCATCACTAGTCTTTGGTATTTTCATTTACCCAGTACTAAAATTGCAAAACTTTCTCTTGTATTTAGTTTACTCTAAGTTACCCCTTCTGAATTTTTTGATTTAAAATAAAAGTACAAAGAAAAATTACGTTATAAAATTTAATGCCTGTCTCACCAGCAGATTTTTACGCATATAGTCAAGCAACGGGTGTGCAAGTACCTGATTCACCGGAAGAACGTGCTCAGCTTGCGCCACGGGTTGTCGAGTTCCGCCGCAATCAGCTTAAGCAACCTCAGGAAGGTGGGTTTGATCCTATGTCTATGGGTGTAGGCATTGGTCTTGCGTTAGCTGGTGCAGGTGCTGGTGCATTAGCTCTAAGAGGACGTAATAAAATTCCTAAAGCTACTAAAACCACTGGCCAGTCAGGTATAGAAATTAAAGATTTAAATAGAGAAGATTTAGATAGAACTGTCAATGTTGGCAAGAGCAAAGAGTTGACTCGTCAAGAGTCCGATCCTGCGGTAAAGAAAGTTGTTCAGCAGGATCCAGGGGTTATTAAACGTGCTACCCAAGATCTCAGTCGTTTTGTGGAGTCAGTCGAGGCTCCAGCAGCTACTGTTACATCATCTATAGGTCAAACAGTTTCTGGTTCTGATTTACAAACGCAAGTAAAAGAACAAGCTGATGCTATTTCACAACAAGCTTTAACAGATTTTGCTAAACGCGAACAGGCAGCTGTTGTTGATCAACAAATTAATGCAGTTGGCTCTGGTGAAGATCAAATGACTGGTCGTGTACGCCAGCAGCTGCAACGTAATGAAGATATTAACTTAATGGAAGTAGATGCGCTGGAAGATATTAACCAACAAGTTGCACCTTCTTCTTCTGATGCGCCTATTACTCAAGCTGCTTCACAAACTGCAGATGGTATTCCCATTGATCAAGCGGAAGGAACAATTAGCCAAGGAACTCCTGAAGTTAAAAACTTTCTAATTAATGAAAGGCGTAAGGTTTGGGATGCAATGCAAAACGACTTTGAACTTGATCCCATAAAAAATATGCCGCCGACTCACGCTAGAGTTGAACAAGAACTAGCAAGACGCTTAGGCCCTGGAGCATATAAATTTGGTCCTACGCATAGTGCAAACCGTCAAGCAATGGAAATATATGCAATGACGGGAGATCCAAGGGTAACAGCCAAGGAATTTGGTTTATCCCCTGTTACTTTTGAAACGTTTGAAAATATGCCTGAAGCAAAAGCAAGGGCATTTGAAAGTGGTTCTGCAATGTCAACAGAAGGTTATCCAAGTGAAAACATAACTCCTGTCATTGAAAAAACAGGCATCAAAGTAAATGTACCTGGCATGGGAGAAGTTGACCTTGCTGATTTGCGTAGACCTGTTATTACAGAAAGTACTGCTACATCAGCAGAAGATTTTTACCAAGATCAAATCAGCAAAAAGAAAGACTGGCTTACGGGAGTAGAAGCAGATGTTGCTGAGCGATATGAAAAAATTAATAATATTAAACGCGAAGAAATTCTTGCTAGTCTGGATAAAGTAGAAAATATTTTAAATCAAGCTGTTAGTCAAGGAAATACAAAAATGGCAAATGCAATGAGAGCGCGTAAACAAAAATTAGAAAATCAATTTGAAAATCCTGATATGTATACACCTAAAAATCCTGATGTCTATGCTGAAGATAATCTTTTAAAAGCGCGTCTCCGTGGTGCGCGAAATAAAGCACAAGAAATGCTTGCTGATACAAGTGACATTAAAAAGTATCCAACAACAATTGACTGGTCCGGTGGTACACCAAGAGTTTTTGGTGAACAAGATCCTTTGACAGGTGAATTTATTCCTGAAACAATGGAACTTCGTTCTGATCGTAAAATGATTGACACAGATCCTAAAGGTGGTGGCGGAAGAAATGTTGCTGAATTTACTGCAGGCGAAGCGCTTTATGAACAAATTCGCGCAATTCAAAGTGGTGGGCGTTATCGTGATTATGATGAAACGGGTGCTGCTGCTTCTAGGTGGCAAGATCCAAGAACTTCATCAACTATAGATGAACCAGGTGTTGGCAGTACTACTGATATTTATGGTGTACGTCCAGATCTAGAACGTCAAGCTGATCCTAAAAAACGTCCTTCTGAACCTCAATATACAAAAGAAGAAATAACTGCTGAAGCAATGCGACTTGCTTCGTCTGCTCCAGAGGGTGATGTCCCTGTTGCTCCTGATTATGCTGCAGCTATCGAAAGCCTTGGTTCTCAACCCAAAACAGAGGCGTCTAGGCGTTCCGTTCTTATGTCAGAAGCAGTACGTAAAGCAGCTCGTAAACGATCAGAACGCAATCCCATGACGGGTAAAATTCCTCAAGAATTAGAAGTTTTACGTCGCACAATGCCTGACGTAACTGCAACTGATTACCTGGGCCAAGGTCCACGTACACGTGTTGCTGGTTTGCCTCCACAGCAACGAACAATTCCAGGTGTTACCGGCTATGGTGCACGTCAACGCCAAAGTCCTGCTGATGTAGCAGCACAACAGTTAGAATCTTATATGAAACAAAGAATGGTTGGAAGATCAACTCCATTAACATCTCAGGCGGTTATTCAACCTAAATTATTTTGATCATGGCTGAAAAAAAGAAAAAAGATAAAAAATGGATTCAGAAGGCGATTAATCGCCCTGGAGCATTTACTGCAAAAGCCAAGAAGCGTGGTATTACATCTGCTCAGCTTCAAGCTAATGTTTTAGCTAATCCAGAAAAATACGACGAAAAAACAGTTAAGCAAGCAAACTTGCGCAAAACCTTGGTAGGTTTACATAAAGATAAGAAATCTAAAACCAAGAAAGAAGACTAATGCCAAGGGACTCAAGACTTACCAATCCAGAGGATTACCTTAATGATGTAGGTAAATTTTTTAGGCGTAAATCCAGAGATAAAATGGATTACGTAAAGAACTTTTCCGTATCAGCACTTCAAGGTGAACCACCTTTTAATGTGAATCGTTTTGGTCCCAAAGAACTCACAAATAAATTAGTAACTAAAAAACTTGCATTAAATCCCAGACTTAATTTCACTGGTAATCAACCAGAAGAATTTGAGTTATTCGCTGGCCTGGGACGTTTTAACAGGAGTGAGGATTATAGTTTTGATACGGGTATGCCAAATAACCCAAGAAACTTTACTCGCGACCCAGAGTTTAATGAGTTTTGGGTTGATGCATATCGCTTGAGTCCAACAATTAAACCCAGCGATAAAATCAAAGATCCTATGCCTAGTGCTAAAAATCCTGATCCCAGGGGATATATTATGGCACAAGCAGAAGGTAAAGCAGAGGCCGAAGCCGAAGGTAAGGTGTCTGTGGAAACTTTGCTATCTGGCAAATCAGGCTTTGAGAAAGATGATGAAGACAAAGAAGATAAAAAGGCATAATTAAACACCTTATAATAAAAGAATGCAAAGATAAATAAATGGGCAAACTATTTCAACAGCTTTTAAAATTTGCTGCTAAAAATAAAGATGTTGCCCGTGACGCACTTGTTAGTGGTGGGTTAAATACTGGTTTATCTTTACTGTCCGGCGCTGATCCTGGTACTGCATTAAAGTATGGTCTTGCTGATGTAGCAGCATCTTATCCAGCAACTCTTGCAGTAAGGAAGTTGCGCCCTGGGACGACGAGAATGGTACAAGATCCCAAAACCAAAAAAATGGTGGAGGAAAAAGTACGTTCAAAACTTGAGATGCCAGTAAATATTGGTGCGTCTGTTTTGTCTGGTATTGCTGTTGCCGGTGGCGAAATGCCAGTAACACCTAGCAACATTTCGCAGCCTCAACAAATCATGCAACAAAACATTCAGCGTGATTTGATCAATCAAGGTGTTCTTGCTGGTCGCATGGGTACACCTAATGCTTATTTTCCTGGCACCATGCTACAGGCTCAAGGTTTAGAAAATACTTATATGCGTCAACAGTTAGAAGAAATGATGCAACCACAACAATATGATCTTGGTAATGTTGCTGCAAATATGGGCGCAATCGTGGGGGTTTAAATGTTTCAACAACTACAAAATATAAGACAAGATATCCAAAAGGGCTTTCAACGTGGTGTCGCTATTCAAGATAAACTGGCTGATATAAAGTATGGTCAAGTCGTTGAGGGATCTGGGTCAAAATCAAGCAAAGATAAAATAACAAGAAAACGTTATTCTCATAGTGTTATTCCTGGGTTGGCTGGTGGTTATTACGGCGCATTAGAAAAAGCTGGTATTACAGCTAGCACACCCGCACAACTTACTGGTGCATTAGGCGCAAGACTTTTAACTGACGTTGCTGATGATGCATCTAGGCATACGTATTGGAGATATAACCACCCAATGGCAATTGCCGATGTTGCTGCAGAACAAATTATTGGAGATAGAATTTATAATTACGACTCTGCCCAACGAGCAGTGATCGAATTAGCTGCCGTTGGTGTTCCAGTAAGCGCTTCTCTTGGTGTATTTGATATTACCAATCCTGGAGAGCTTGGGCGACCAAAAGGCTTTGCTCAATCTTATGCAGAAGAGGGTTCAGAAGATCGTAGGCAAACTGGTCAGGTGTTACCTGAATTAATTGATCGCTTTGCCCTGGGGCGCCAAGGTCGTCCACTTAAATATGAAACCGCAAAAGAAGATATTCCAGAACTTACAAAACAACGTTATTCAAATTACATGAATTATTTGTATAACGAAAAAGGTCCGTTGGGCGTTGGTATTGTTAAAGGCACAATGGAAAACCTACAAGGTGAACCAGAGCTTCGTATTGTTGGTTTTCCTGTTGGCTTGCAAGCAGCAGGTGCATTAGCTGGTGGCGCTGGTGCCACAGGAGCATTGTTGCGTGGATCTAAAAATTTACCTAGAGCACGCACAACAGCTGCCGTTGGTGCAGGTGGTGCTTTAGCTGGTGCAGCAATGGGTAAGATTGCGAATGCAATGCTTGCAACACAAGGCCAATCACAATTACCTACGGTTCAAGAGTATACTCAGGGTGTGTAATGTTAGAATCTAATTACTAGAAACAATAACTTAAATAATGGCTCGCGTTACCGGCAACATAGAAAACGAGGACCAGAATTACAGTCGCCGCGGCAGTGCTGCAAGGCCTGGTCAAGTACAAACAGTAATGCCTCAGCAAGGTGGCAATAGAATGCAACAACTACTTCAAGCAGTTGGTTTGCAGGGAATGTTTGGAGGTGTCGGCCAAGGCCCAGTGATTACCGGTGATTTCTCACCTGAAGATTTACAACGCCCTGGTGTTACAACAGATGCAGGCCGTGGAGCACCTGGAAGAACAGATGTTACATCTAGTGGTCAGGGAAGAAATGCAAATGTTCGTTCTGTGACTCGAGGGCGGGGCGGTGTTTCACCCTTGCCTCCCGTTAACGCACGTAATGTTTTGTTTCCTCGTGGATCATTACTTGCTGGAGCCACTCTTGCTCCTACTGCAACGATGGCATTGGGTAGTTTAATGGAAGGGCGTCCTTTAGAAGCAGGCGTGGGTACAGTAGGCTCTGTTGCTCTTGGTGGCGCTACTTCTGCTTTGACTTCTGGTTTAAGAAAAAGTCCTAATATTTTTGCAAAAGGTATTGGTTACGCTGCTCCAGCATTGATGTCTGCTCTTGGATATGGCGCTGGTTCAGTGGCCGAATCCCAAAAAGCTAAGGCTACAGGCCAAGCCATTAGTGGTAAAGAAGGTTCTTTGTCTGAGCAAGAGGGTACGATTAGGCGTTTGGCTGAACTCGAAATGGAGCTTGGCCAGGCTGGCATGAATCAATTCATTGCGGCAAGTAAAGATTTAAGGCAGAATGATATTGACATGATGGTTCAAGCACAACAACGTTTAATGCCTATCGCTGAACAGTTTCAACGTAATCAGTTAACTCGTCAGCAAGCAATGGTTAATACGATGGGCCAAAACTATGCAATGCTTGGTACCTTGGCCACAGCAGGTAAATTAGCCACTGGCGCACAAGCAGAAACTGGTGCCACGGTTCGTACTGCAATGACAGCTAATCCTTATGCTGGATCTACTCTCCAGGCGCCTTCCATTAGCTTTGGGTGATCATGAGTAAAAGTGCTCCTTACAATTTTAGTTTGTTAGATAAAGGTCTAACAAATACTTTTCCCACCTCTGCGCCAAATGTATTGGCAGGTTTTAATACAAACTATAGTGGTTTAATGCCAGGAGGAAGTTCTTCTTCTGGTTTTGATTGGAGCCAAGTGAGTAACATGGATCCAAATATGCTTGGTATATTGAAATATACGGATTGGAATCAACAACGAATGAATGATTCACAAAGGCTTAAAGAACAACTAGAAATCTTAGAGCCAATGTTTGAGCGTCGTGCTGAAAAACAAATGAAGTACGGCATGCTGTCAAACGCTTTTGCTTCTTTATTGAAAGATGTTCCTGCCGCTATTAAGAATTACGCTTATGCAGGACGGCAATACGATCCCGCAAGAATTAATATTGCAGCACAACCAATTTTACCTGGTTCATCAATGCCTAATATGACCGTTAATATTCCAGGTAGAAGTTACTTCAGGTAAAATATAACCATGGCTTTGCCAGAATTTGGTTCTTCCTGGAGAAATTATGATTTCTCTGGTGGCACTACACCAGTTGACTACATTGCTCAAGGACCACCAGCAGCATCTAAATCAGGAGGGTTTTTAGGTATGGATCCATTAACAGCAACAGCTGGTCTAGGACTAGTAAGTGTTCTAGGCCAAGGTATTTTTGATGGAATGGTACCAGGTAAAGAAGCTTCTGCTGCACGAGCAACCGCCAAAATGGCAAATGAACGAGCTAAAGAACAGCTTCGTGCTCAAAAACAATTTGCAGGTGCTCAGCTTGGTGCACAAAATCTTTTTGCAGACCTTGATTTTGCAAGACAAGGAATTGCATATGATTTCCAAAATCAATATAATGCATTTAATCCTGCAGCACGTACAAACTTTAGGCGTGCAATGCAAGGAAATATGTTAGCTTCTGGAGCGTCTCCAGGTAGAATTGCATTAGCAGGTAAATTAATGGGCTTTACATAAGGAGTAATTAAATGTCATCTTTTCTTGATTGGCTTGCTGGAAGTAGTCAAAAAACTGCAGCTAAAGATACGCTTGCTGCATTTCAAGACTTATTAAATCAAGCAAAAAATATTGGTGAGCCAGATCTTGGCGTATTGGTGCCTGCTGCTTATTCAAGCTTTAAATCTGGCAAGGCTATTCCTCAAAGTGAGTTAACTAAATATGAAAAATATTTTAATGCTGCAGGAATTAAATCACCTGGTGAAATCACTTCTTATGTCACTCAAGATCTTGCGGCTAGGCCTGAAAATCGTGGATATTTGCCATTAAGTGAAGACGAAGAAAAAATGGCCGCATATTATGGCGCGCCAAATGTTTTTGGTGGTAAATATACAGGCCTGTATGGACGAGGTCTTGGTAAGATCGAAGGACGTCCAGGCTATACTTAATTTAAATTACTAAACTTTAATTAATGGTGTGAAACATGCCAGTAAGAATCCTTGGTCAAAGTATCTCCAACAGCAGGAAGCAAATTAGGAAATTTGGTCTTGGTGGTGATGCTTTTCAACCATTAAGACATATTGGTGATGATCAAATTGAAAAAGCTGCTAGGGCTCTTGGAATTTCTAATATTTCTACACCTGAAGAAGCTTCTCGTGTTGTAAATTGGCGCGAGGGCATGACGCCTTTTGAATATGACTATCAAAAAACAATTGATTTAGCAAATATTAATAAAGAAATTGAAAATATGCGTAATCAATCTAATAAATATATTGCAGAAATACAAGGCAGGACATCGACTGAAGTAGCAAGGATTGGGGCTGGGGCGACTCAATATACTGCAGATCGCCAAAAAGAAGCCACAACCTATGTTGCTGACAGGGAAAAAGAAGCAGCTCTTGGTGTTGAAAATATTCGAACACAAGGAGCACTAGACTTGCAAGATATTGTTAACGCTGGTCTTAAAGATGTAGAAACAATTCGTGGTAAATCCGCAAGAGATGTAGCCACTATTGGTGGTGAATTTGATGTTAAATCTGAAGAGGTAAAAGGCAAAACAGCGAGAGATGTTGCCAGGATTGATAGAGATAAAGGTATTTATGGAAGTTTGATTTCTGCGTTCCAATTTTAAAAATAATATAAGTTATAATTTAAGAAACGCCAATAAATAAAAACAATGGCTTTAAATTACGATCAAGATGCTGCAGTAGATCTGGCAACGTTCCAGCAACTGCTTGATAAGCTCGAAAGCTCCAAGAAACGTCAGCAGCGTCAAAAGTCTGTTGAAGGCCGTCGTGATGTGTACGCACAGGGCCTTGCTTCAATGATGAGCAATTTCTGATTGGTTAATTTCAAATGGCTGCTGACGTCGATCTCACTTATTCTGAAGACGATTGGTTTGATCTTGACAAATATCGTCAAGCTGCCGGAGTAGCCTACGAATTCTCTAAGAAGAAAATGGAGGAGTCTGGTGCCCAAGAACGAGAAACTATCGGTAAAGGAGCTGAGGAACAGAGAAAGTCAGCGGCTCAATCTCAAGAGTTCAGTCAACAAGACGAAGCCCGAGATTACGAGCAGGCCCAACGCGCTTATCGATATTAAGGTTTTTGAGCATTGGTACGATAATCTAGACTCTGCATCCCAAGAATCTTTTTATGCTTTCGCAGAAGAAATGTTTTCTTCTGTTCAGGTTTACCTTTATGCAAGGTTCTTGGGATACAACGGTAGCATTACGGCTGTCGATGATTGGTTAAATCGTAAATTCGATAAACCTGATCATCTTGCAATCTTGATGGATGAAATCGAGAAAATGCAAGAAGACATTCGTAAACTCAGAGTTGATATTGAATCTGCTGCAGTTAAACGTGATGTGGGTGTTGCTCGCATTGCCGCAATGCAAAAAGAATTGCGTAGTACTATTGCGCAGGTAGATTCCTTTATTTCTTCTAAAGATCGCAAGGGTTTGCTGATGGCTGGTGCCGATAGGGCACTGAGAGAGCTTGGTGCAATCTTTAAAGATGATCCAATCGAAGGCCCCCTGCAGGAAGCATCAATGTCTGTATGGGCTAAAATACAATATGAAGATTAAATAACATGCAACCACAGCAGCGGCAACCAGAAGGGCCTCAGAGCATCGATCCACAGCAGTTGATGGAGATGGTGCGACAGATGTCTAAGAATCGTCAGCAGGGCGCACAGGCCTCCCCTGAAGCTTTCCAGGAGCTGCTTAACGCTCAGATGCAACAAAGATAAAGATTATGGCTAAAGGTAAAATGCCACCGCAGCTTCTTGAGTACTTCAAGAATAAGAATGCCAAGAATAAAGATGGCACTGATAAAGATGATAATGAAAAGCGTAAAGATGCATTAGATGAAGCTAAAGCTAAGCGTGCATCTAAAGCAGCAAAGAAATTTAAAAAAGATAAAAAATAAACCTGAATGGTAAATGTTTAGTTATAAGCCTGATCTTAAAAGTACGCCCAAGGTTCCCACTAAAGGTTTTAGTACTAATTTAAAACCAAGGTTTAACGCTACACCTAATTCACCTAGTACACCGCTTGCAGGTAGGTATTCAAACATAGAGTCACCGCTATCTCAACTCGCGTACATTTCTCAATCTCCAAGCTTTAGTGCGAAAGAAAGAGAAGAAGCCGCAAACACTTTTAATCAATTACTTGGTAACTCTTGGGGTCAAAATAGTCTATTGATCTGATAGTATTTAACAAGCAGTTAAACTAAAAAGTGCCCTCTCATCTTCATCTTGCTTATAGACGGAATGCAAAAGCTGCTATCCAAAAGCACAAGATCCGTAAAAGTAAAAATGAAGACCTCCTGGAGCGTGCAAGAGAAGACTTTGGTTTCTTTTGTGAATACGTAGCCGATAAGCCACCAGCAAATCATCACAAGGAATGGCATAAACAATTAGTAACAAATGAAGATACTAGCTGCTTAACAAAGATTGCAGGTCCAAACATTGATCTATTAGGTCCCAGAGGTTCAGCCAAGAGCACAGTGTTAGGTTTGTTTACTGCTTGGGCTATAGGAATTCATACTACCGCCAAAAAATCACTGCAGATTCTTTATTTGTCTTATACAGTTGATATTGCAAGATCTAAGTCAGCTACCATTAAACGGATCATTGATAGTAAAAAATATCAAGATGTATTTCCATCTGTTCGATTACTTAAGAATGTAACTAGCAATGAGTACTGGTCTATTGACCATAAGTTTGCTGGTATTGATACTACCGGTGAAGAACAGTTTACTTTATGTGCTGCTGGCCTCAAAGGTTCAGTTACCTCCAAAAGATCCCATTTGTGCATAATCGACGACCCAATCAAAAGTAGTACAGACATATCAAATCCCGACATCAGGAAAACAATGCAAGATAACTGGAATGCAGTTATCTCGCCAACGATGTTTGAAGGAGGCAGGGCAATTTGCCTTGGTACCAGATTTAGGCACGACGATATTCATGCAACAACGTTCTGTCCGCAAAACAATTGGATGCAGATTGTATTGTCAGCAATTCAAAACAATGAGGAAACGGGTGAGGAGGAATCGTATTGGCCTGAGATGTGGTCCTTGGAATACCTGAAAGAAAAGAAACGGCAAGCGCCTATTGCTTTTTCTTTTCAGTACATGAATCAAATCGTCAGACAGAATGAGTTGTCCTTGGCGCCAGAACTACTCATCAAAGCTGAGATCGCAACTGAATTTGACACTCTTGGTGTTGGAGTGGATCTATCTGCTGGTACAAAAGAGAAAAACGATTACACAGTATTTGTTCTTGGCGGAAGGATTGGAGATAAAATTCACATCATTGATTACAGGCGTATGCGAGCGATGGGTAACCTTGAGAAACTTGATGCCCTCAAAGAGCTTCTATATGACTGGTCCGTCATTGGTAAAGATGCGAATGAAAATTATTTTCCTACCTTTTCAACCTGTGATATTTACTCAGAAGCTGTTGCGTACCAGGCTTCACTTGAAGCTGACTTCAAAAGAATCTGTTTAAATGATGAAAATTTGTATAATTTGGTATGGCATGCAGTAAAAGGTTTCCGTGGTGATAAACTGGCTAGATTTCGTGGTGTGATGGGACTTTTCGAGGATCGAAAGGTTATTTTCAATCGTTATCGAAATTTCACCACACTGTTTGAAGAGATGACAAATTTTGGCGTAAGTTCCCATGATGACTGTGTTGATGCCCTCGTATGGCTCGTCAACGGACTCATGAAACGAGGAAAGCTCCAGGTGGATTACTAAGATTTACAATATAGAAAAGAAGCTAGTTATTGTTGTGGGACCAGAGTACATTGCTTTGGGCTTGACATCTGTCATTGGCGCAATCACGGGAGGTGGTTGGGCCGTTTCAAAGCTGATGTCTCGCTTTCATGACCGTTTCCATCAAACACATCAACGTTTGCGAGATTCAGAAATGAGGCTCCACGAAGTTGAGGAACAAGTCAAACGTATGCCAATTGAATATGTCTTAAAGGTTGATTTTCTTAGAGAAATTCAACAGATGCATGATCATTTCAAGGAGATCAATACTAAACTTGATAGGATGATTGAAAAATTATTACGATGACTGATTACATCATCGAATTACAGGAAACCGATAACGGTGATTTATTCATCGAGTTTCCCGATGATCTCATTGATACACTTGGCTGGCAAGAAGGTGATATTCTTGACTGGCGCATCAAAGATGAAGCTATTATACTGAGCAGGCTGAACGATAACTCGCTTTGCAATCCTGTCAATTAATACCAACTCCTGGTCCAATCATAGTCACTGGTTGCCAGCGTAGTGGCACAATGCTTGCGTCACAAATTATTGCTCATGGATTGGGCTATGGTTTTTTAGAAGAGTTTGATCTTTTACCTTTTTCAAATACTCTAAATATTCTCCATGCTTTAGATGAAGCAGGCAAAAAAGATGTTGTAATACAAGCACCTTTTGCCCTTCAGCGATATCGTCATATCTTATTTGCTGCACCTGATGTACATTTTGTGGGTATGGTTCGCCCCAGGGATGAGATCCTTGAAAGCATGCGAAGAATTGAATGGTGCAAGGAAGACTTCAGTAACTGGGATGAATACATGGAACAGCATGTTGATAAAATGATCGCGTTATGGGAGCAATTAAAAGATGAAGTCGCTCCGTCTAAATGGACTGAATTGCATTATCAAGACCTAAGGAGTCATCCTTTTTTTGTTAATAAAGAATTAAGAAAAAACTTTACAGTAAAGCAGTGGCATGTTGATGAGCCTTGTAATTTTAGAACCTGGAGCAACAATAAAAAATGTATTGAGGATAGAATGAAAGAAAATATTGATAAATAAAATGTTTGGAATCCAGGGCGGTTATTTAGGTAATACTGCTGGTCTTGCGGCAACGTCTCCTGGCATGATCGCAGGTGGTCCTAGTTTTGAGATTAACGAAAGTCCAAAAACACGCAAGATGCGTGGCATTCGTAATCGTCAAGAGCAGGGCGCTCCAGGAGAACGTGAAGCCGCTGAAGAACTGATGCGTCGCCTCGGTGGTCCTCAACTTCCAATGGCAAGTATGGGTGGTATGCCTGGTGCTGTTGGTAACATGGGTGGGATGATGGCTCAGCTCCCCGGTGGTGAGCAGGGTCCTGCACAAGGTCCTAATACTCCCGTGCGCAATTATCCAGGCATGGGTTACGGTCCCTATGGTCCCGGTGGTGGTGGATTACCTCCTACACCGATGCGTTAAGCAACTGGTTTTGATCGTAAGTTTGTTTCGTAATGGCTGACGGTGTAGCAAAGAAAAAAGACCCCGAAAAGTGGGAAGCTGCTAAGCGTAAAGCAAAAGCGAAAATGGGTGGTAAGCACTCTGCCCGTGCAATGCAACTTGCCACAAAATACTACAAAGATGCAGGTGGTACATATGAAGGTAAGAAGCCTACATCAAAAACAAACCGTTTAAAGAAATGGGGTGAGGAAAAATGGCAGACGCGTGAAGAATACGAAAAACGCAAGAAGGCTAAATCTGCAGCTAAAAAATATCGGGATTCCAAATAAACGTTATTTATCGAGAATGTGAATAATGGCTGATCTTGCAGAAGAAAAAGGGCGTACTGAACGCTACCTACCAGAAAAAGCCTGGGCCAAATTAACGCCAGAACAACGACGTGAAACTGACGAGAAGAAAAAAGCTGCTAGTAGAAAAGGTAAACAATTCGTGCCAAATACAGAAGCAGCTAAAAAAGCTGGTAAAGCTGTAAGATCTGCTAAGATGTACAAAGAAAAAAAGAAAAATAGTTAATGTCTGGTAACGCCAAATCTCGTCTTAAGGAAATCATCGACGCTTATATTGAGCGTGACGGTAGCGCTGGCGTTGACACAGGAATCGTTGCATCTCATATTGCCCAGATGAAATTATTTGGCATCCGTCAGGGTGTTGAATTCTTTCCTTCTCAAGATAATTTCGGTAATCAACGCAAAGATTTTATTGATCGTGTAGCCAAATACAACAAACTTGATACTCGACTTGATTCAATCTGGGATTATTTCCTTTGCGATGGTAAAGGAATGTTTTATATCCGTCCCACAGACGCAAACTATCGCCTTTATTACTTTCGTTCTCATGAGTATCGCTCTTATTACAACACTGATGGGGAACTGGAAGAAGTCGTAATCATCTACAGTTACAAAGTCAAGCGTGGTAATGGGTTCAATCAAGAGATTAATTCCGCAGATCTTACTGGATATGGTAACAATGAGTCCCAGGGGGCTAAACGATACATCCGATTGTCCATTAAAAAAGATGTAATCGAAGAAACTCACTCGGAAGGCGAGATGTCTTTCGATAATGTTAACTACATGATCCCTGGTAAGACCAAAACATTTAAAAATACGTTGCAATTCATACCTTGCGTAGAGATTTTCAACAATCCCAAAGGCTTTTCAATGGAAGGCAGTGGTGATTTTGATGTTTTAGCTAATCACATCGTCATTCACGATGAATTAGTCCGCAACATGCGGAAGAATTTACAATTTTTTGGGAATCCAACTCTGCTTTCGTCCCGTCCCAAGACTGATCTCATTGATGTCGGCGGTGATACAGGCGTTCAGCGTCCATCTATTGCTGCAAATTCAGGATTTACTAGTCCCATGGGGCTCAGTAGGTCTACATTTAAGCAAGATCCCGTATCTCGCGGTGTTGATGGGCAGATTCGAGTGCCAAGAGTTATTGCGAACCTGGAACCGAACGATCGAGTAGGTTATATCGTCCCAGATGCCATCAGTGGAGATCAGAATGCGTTCGTTCGACAGTATCGAGAGGAAATTCGCACAGCATTGGGTGGTGTTGATGAATTATCCATTAGTGCTGGTGTCACTGCTACGGAATACAAATCATTATTCGGTCGTGTATCGGCAACATCTAAGAAAAAAGCTAATGCAATTTATGAACACGGCTTATGTCGTTGTTTTGAGTTAATCATTTACCAGGAAGAGCAGTTGTTTAAGGATAGTCTTGCGGCTGCCGCAAAGATTGAAAAGCCTGTACCTCCAGAAGGTGAGATGTCACCAGAGATGCAAGCAGGCTACAACGAAGCAATGAAAGTATATGAACAACAACTAAAGCGTCTTATGATGGCTTGTGTAGAAGCGCAGATGATTCCCCCTGGTGTCAAAGGATTGATACCAGATGGTGATATCACCATGTTATGGCGCTGGCTGGGACCCGTATACGAAGATTCTACGCAAGATATTCTTAACAACTCTATTGTTGTTAGGAACTTGCAAGAATTAGGGGTTGATAGCATTGAAGCACTGAAGTACCTCTTCCCATCAAAAACGGATGAGGAACGGGCCGAGATGCTATCTGGGTTCCCGTTCAGAATGGTAAACGAGTTACAGGGTGCATACTCTCAATTTGCTCGTTTAGTGGGGGGAATGATGCAGACTCCCCACCCTCAGGCACCGGATCTTCCGATGGCTGCAGATCCCAAACTGGATTTAACTCCATATCTGTATCGAACTCTAGAAGCATTACAAAAGGAGATGAGTTATGCAGGACGCTACCGTCCAATCGACCCCACAGACGAACCAAGCACCGGCGGTCGCTCCGAGCAGCTACGTCGCACCGGCACCCCAACAGCAGGCGCCCCAAGCTCCGGTTCAGTACCAGGTGGGGACCAGTTACCCCCAGGCAGTGCCCCAAGTGGCGCCTCAGGGGGCTACCAGTTACCAATCAAACCCGTCTCAGTACGCCCCCCAATCCCAACCGGTGGCGCCCCAGAGCAACCCCTGGGAGACGGCATTCAACAAGGTGGTCAATCTGCTGGGAAGCCCGGTGCCCTCCCCGTTCCAGGGTCAACAATCGCAGCAGATCAATCCGACTCAGTATACCCCGGCCAATTACGGACAACCGAGCGTCCAACCTACGCAACAATCGGCTCCGCAGACTTGGTCAACAAACCAGACCTCATCCAACAACTCTTCCCAAACCTACTCGGTCAGCTCCTTGGGGGACGTGGCGGACGTCCTGAACTGGAGTCCGGAAAGTCGGATGGTGGTCGAAGCGTACGGAACCGAGGCTCCGGCAATTCTAAACCAGTACGCTCTAAATCTGGAAGGCGTTCTTGATAGTGCTATTGCCTGGGGCCAACAAGCAACTGAAACGCTGAAGGGTTATGCTGCATTCTCTGTTAATGAGCATCAGGAAAACCTTGCTTATAACGAGATCTTGACCAATCCCGATGTATTGAGTGACTACACCCTCAAGTTCTTCGGTCCCGAAGGTCCTTATCCCGTTTATGAAAACGAAGCTCAGCTTGAAACCCCTGGTTACCAGACTCAAGCTGTAAATCCTGGCATGGGTCAATTCCCCGCTCCTCCCGCTGCCGCTGCTCCTCAGCAACCTCAAAACTTCTGGGAGAGCTTCAAGTCAACTATGGAGCGTGACCCCCAGAACGCCTGGCGCGTTATTAATCAAGCTACCCCTGATGTGATCGCAAACAAACTGTTTGTTATGGAGTGATGCCATGCGTCCTCTACTTCAATATGGTGTACCCGCCGCTGCTGGTTTAGCAACTGGTGGGTATGCCCTTTCTCAAGGTGAAGATCCAGGTTCTGCTGGATTAGCTGCAGGTCTTGGTGCAGCTGGTGCAGCCGGTGGTTTATTAGGTGCACGTAAATTAGCTGGAAAGTATGGCGGAGTAATTCCAGGTTTAATTGAAAAAGGTCTGGATAAACCAGTAGGAAAAACTGGTCGTTCTTTAAGACAAAGAACTGAACAAGCAATTATTAATAGTCCTGAATACATGAGTCGCGGTCAATCTGCAACCCTTTATTCACCTCAAACTATTGGTAATATCGCAAGAACCAGCCTACTTTCTGCTCCAGCAAATCTTTCTGCTGCAGCTGCGCCAACATTTGCAGCTGGCATGGTTCCAGCTTCTGCTGCCGCTGCAGGTCTCGGTGGTGTTGCACTTGGTGCTGTACCAGGTGCTCTGGGTATGCCTGGGTTCCAACAAGGCATTGATCCCGAGTCTTATGCATCAAGCAATATGCCTGGTGCACGCCAGTCTATCTCCACTCTTCAATACTAAAAAGTTTGCCAAAACTTTAACCTGCTAAAATTTTGTTAGATAAGACTCCGGTCTCTATCTTTCATCCGATTGAAAAATCCAACAATACTGGAGGACAAAAGAAAGTGTTTCTTGATACTGACTTTCCAAAGATTTTAGGTGCGGAGCTTTATCGCCCCCACCCTGCATACATTACAGAAATGGCCGTTGAACCCGTGGTGGTTCACGATTTCACTTCTCAGCCCGGCCAAACTGTGCAGTTAGACCGTTGAATTTGTAGCGGTCTTTAAATCCTGTGAATTGCTGGAAACCCTTCAATGCGCTAACATCGGGCAATCAGCAGCCAAGCCGCCCAGAAATGGTCGGAAGGTCCAACGACTACCCTTGGTCACACAGTGAACCTTTCCTTTTCCAAAGCATGTACTTTAGGCGATGGATGCCTGGGGTACCCAAAAGGTAAAAACACTTGTTATTTATCTTTTACTCACTCAGAAAAACAAAAATTTTTTCTTGAGTGGAAAATGTCCAAAGTTAATCAAGAACTAGGGACGAATGGGAAAGTTGCTTCTAGGAAGGTTTACGATAAGCGTACCTTGAAAACTTATGATTCTTGCCAGTCTATGGTAACCAGTAAACTACTGGTCCCTTTAAGAGAGCAATTTTATCCTGAAGGTAAAAAACAGTTTTCTCAAGAATACTTAGATGGACTGGGTTTAGAAGCTTTAGCTGTTTTTTGGATGGATGATGGTTGTGTAGTAAGCTCCAATAATGTGGGACTTCTTGCAACGTATTGTTCCGAACACGAAGCAAAAATAATTGCTTCTTGGATACACGATTTAACAAGTCTTAATCCAAGACTTTATTTAGATCGAAAACACTATCGCTTAAGAATCTTAAGTGGAGAGATGCCTAAGTTTGTAACGCTGTTACGGCCTTATGTGCATTCAACGTTACAAAATAAAGTGACCCTGCATTACAAAAACAGAACAAAAAATTCTGAAATGTATGCAGCGAGTCTTAACATTGCTTTTGCAGATGAAGACGATAAGAGGGCACGAGCGCAGGACAAGTAACGAAAGTTGCTTGATGATATAGTCTGAGCTTACGGGATGATAAACCGTAAGAACCAAGGGATAAAGAGCCCTTGGGATAACATTTGTACAAGTTCTGGGGAACCCCTGGTACTAAGGACAGCCGTGAGCGTATTGCTGACCAAACCATCGGTACTGCTAACAGCCGCAACATCACTAAAGAGAAGGTGCTTGTTGTGCTTAAAGAGTACACTGGCCCTGCAGATCCGGGAGATCCTACCCAGCCTTCCACCTTTAAGATTGCTCGTGAAACCCTGATTACCGCCCAGCGTTTGCTGCTGGATACCGGTAACCTGAACATGTTCCATCAGAGCATCGGTTCCCTGACTCTGCTTGACGATTATCGCCGCTGGCGCGATCGTGTGTTCATTGACGAACTTGCCAAAGCAGAAGCCAACGGTGCTGCCTCTTCTTCCCAGGGTGGTTACTACTTCGCTGGTGGTAAGGTCAAAGATTCCCAAGGTCGTATTGATTACACTGCTACTGAGTATGGTAATCAAGTGCAGCAGTTCTCTGTTCGCACCGATCTCCTGGAAGTTGTTAAGGACATGCGTAAGCGCAACGTCCCCACCTTCGCTGATGGCCTTTATCGCTGCATCTGTGATCCCACCTTCATGATGCATCTGCGTCGTGATAGTGACTTCCGTGAGATTGCACGTTACGCAGGTGCACCTGGCCAAGGCATGTACATGGGTAATCCCATGATGCCTAACAACTCCAGCTTCTTCATGGGTCCCCAGGCTGGTCAGGGTTATTTCCTGGCTGGTGAGCCTGTGATGCCGACTGGTGTTCAGTTCGAAGGTGTTAAGTTCTTCGAATCCACCAACTTCCCGACCAAGAACGTTACTGCTGATTTCACTGACGCTAGCAACTATTCTTCTCAAGAAGTTGCACAAGGTTTCTTCTTCGGTCCTCAGTCCATTGGCGTGGGTATCGGTGGCCCCAACGCTCAGGTGCTCATCAATAACAACGATGACTTTAGCCGCTTTATTATCCTGATCTGGCAACTGTATGCTGGTTTTGAAATTCTGAACAAGGATTTCGTTACCACCGCTTACAGCTTCCTGTCTGATGATGGCACTGTTTGATAACTTATACATATAACTTTCTAGGAGAAATAAATGTCCTACCTGTCTTCCAAGAAGATCTACCCTGGTAACTGGAACGAGCCCCTCAATGGTTGGTATCGAAATATTGATACCAATGACAGTGGCTCTAATGATTCCTCCAACGGTGGTCCCACTTCTGTTCTTGCTGTTCCTGGTTATCGCTATTTCCAGGTTCGTGGTTATGTTCCCGTGACCGCTACCTCTGGCGGTACATTGGTTGCTACCGGTGATGTGATCATCCCTTCCCCTTATCGGAATGATGATACACGTACCGATATCACTGGTCTTGTGATCAGTGGTTCCAGCACTCAACCTGCTTACGTCTATCGTACTGCTCTGTCAGTCGCTCAAGGCTGGGGCGATGGCCGTGTTGCTTCTGGTGTGTATGCTGCTACTGGTGTGCTCATTTCCTTTGGCCGCGATTCCAGTGGTCCCACCGCAGCCTCTGGCGTTGGTGAGGGAGTGATTCAAGCCAACCTGACTTCCACTGTGTCCGGTGATGCTGCTGGCAAGATCTACTTCTCTGGCGGTTCACAAGCTTTTGGCTCCTTCCCCTTCCTGACTGCCACCGGTGCCGCAGGCGTCTCTGGTTCCGTTGTGAACTATGAAGCCACCGCTGCTACCACCTTTAAGGTGTTCACTAAAAATAGTGGCAATGCTACCGCTACCTCTGGTGGTCTGTATATTTCTGATGCTGACTCTGCCGCCAATCGTACTGGTTACCTGGTGGTTGAAGTGTGCTACATCCAACCCGATGATGCACCTGGCTATGAAGATATCGATGGTTATCTGACTGGTCGCACCGTTAGCTGATAATTGAGGTATTATGGGACCAGGTAATGTTTTATCTGGTCCTATGCTTTATCAGCACAAAAAAACCGGCACAAGAGTAAAAGTTGTCAGTGAATGGGATAATGGCGACTGGTTCATGGTTGAAGACCAAGACGGTCGTATCTTTACCACTTACAAGACTGAGATTGAGCCCGATCAACAAGCTACGAAGAAAGTAAAAACTCTTCAAGTAAAAGATGCGGCGGCAAAAGAAGAACCACGTTCTTTTCCACCCGATACACGTTTAAACATTAATGGTGCTACGGCACAGATGATTGCAGATCACATTAAAGGTATTGGTCTTAAAACAGCAAAAGAGATAAAAGATCTACAGCTTTCATTATCGGGTGAAAAGTTTGCAAGCCTGGAACAGCTAAGACAAATCAAAAGGGTGGATTGGGACTCTGTTTTTGCCGCTGATCTTGTTAGGGTTTGAGTTGTGTTCCCCTGGTAATTCCAGGGGATTTTTAGTTTTAGAATAAGAAATAAAAGATAATGGCCGGTTTAATTCCTGCAGGTTATATTGCAAGACCAGGGGAAGATGTATTTCCTACAACTGGTGCGCATCTTGATGTGCGTGTAATTCCACAGTTTGGTAAAGATAAGGGCAAAAAAATTAACCCAAGAAACATTCGCTCTCTTTTGCAGAATGTATTAATTGGTGAAAATAAAACACCCCTGGTACAACAGCAGGGTGAGAATTGGAATTGGAACTTTCCAGTAACTTCTGAATATGGCCAACGTGCAGCACCTGTCGCAGGGGCCTCTACGTTCCATCAGGGGCTTGATATTGGTATCGGAGGGGGTACACCTATCACATATAAGGGATACGGCTCCTACGAGCCCGGAGAGGGCTTAGGGACGATTACAACAACTGATGCGCAGGGTAACCCTTATCAGATTCAATTACTACATACCAGAGGAGGTAGAAAGGCTGCTGTAACCGCACCACAGAGTCAGACTCAACCACAACCACAACCTGGTGCTCAAACACAACCCAAGGTTAGTGAACAGGATCAATACAAAGATTATGCAAAATATGCTTTATTTCAGAATTTACTCAATCAACAAAAGCAACCAACAATTGCTGATCAGTTAATGGGTGAGCTTTATAAAGGATTTCTTGGTTAATTGCTTTTATAATAAAGTCATATCAGAGTGTATAAGTGCAGCTTTCCGATTTTGACAAAAGTAGAGTAAGGTATCACCTCGGGTATTACGTGGTGTCAGTTCCAGCGGGCGACTATGCTCGCCTGGAAGAATCCATGAATACCGTTCCTGATTCTTATTTCTACAATAAAATTGTTACACAAATTGGACGTTGCAATACCGCTGAAGCCAAAACAGAAGTTGCTACGTCACCTTCTACTCGCCTTGAAAGCATTGCAGGAGATGTTGATCGTACAATTAGATCAAGTAATGCCAAAGAAGCATTAAAGGTTTGGGATGAGATTTATCTCTACGAAACCAATCGCCTTGCACAAATTCTTTATGTTCCCAACTACAAGGATCCAATGCAGGCACGGTATCGTTATGAAAGATCTGGTGCCGAATACATCCAAGCATTACCTGGCCCAGCAGATAATGCTGTAGGTTCAAACGTTTATCTAAACATTAACTGGAGGTAGTCATGCCTATTGGTCTTCTTGGAAAATTCGGTGGGCGAGCACTAGGTCAGGCCGTAGATCCAACAAATTACAAGTTCTTAAAAGAAGCGGCAGAAAATGTTTTAAGTCGCACTGTACCTCAGGGTGTTAATTTTGGTGCATTGCCAACCCAGTTCTTAAATACGCTCACAGACATTCAACGCATGGCCCCTGGCGCAGCAAAAGAAGCTGCACGAAATAAAGCGAAGACAACTTTGACTAGGGCCGCTAGAGCACAGTCCCCAGCCCCAAGACCCGTAGGACAAGGAGCGGGTGGTGCTTTACGGGCTCCATCTGTGGGCACACAACCAGTACGCCCTACGCCAACATCAGTTGCTCCACGCACAAATATTCCTGGCAGTCCCCTTGCTACTGATTATGCATTAAGTCGTCAAACAGGTATGACTCAAGCGTTAGGAAAAGCAAGAAAAGCAAGCCAGGCTGGCGCACAGAATTTTTTAGGTCGAATGATGGGTGCTGGCGGCGGAAAAATTGGTTTTGGTTTTGATTTATTAAATCCCGTTCCAGGTATTGGCATGGGAGGATCCCTTGCGAAAGGATTAGGCCTGACAGGTCTTGCAGGTGGGGCCACAACTGTTGGTGGTGGTTTACTTACTGCAGGTGCTTTGGAAGCAGCCTTTCCCAGAGGCTTGGGTCCTGGCACATTAGATGCAGAACGCAAGCGTGGTGGATTAAAGATAAGTCCACTTGAACTAAGGGAAATGTATGGTGGCAGTGGCGATATGGATGCAGGTCCGTCCACTCCTATTAGGCAACCTGGTAGTGATGTAGCACCTCCCGCCCCGCAATTACCACCACCAGCGTTTACTGGCACATCCCCTCAGGAACGCGCATACCAACGTGAGGCTGTTCGCACACAGCAAATGATGGCAGCCAATCCGTACATGCCGCAGATGAATCTATATGCACAAGGTCAACGTGCAATGCAAACGCCAGAAGATATGGCAGCAACGCGTGATCTTGGCTTAGCTATTAATCGTGCTATGTACGGCGATATGACTACTCCTAAGACTGCTAACCCACTAATGGAAGGATTGAATCCCCCTGGTGCAGCACAACCAGTTATTCCGATGGATGAAGAAGGTCGTATTGGTCAACTGGATACGGCAGCAGCAGGTGTTCAAGATTTCATGCGTAAATATGCAGAAGGCATGAAGAAGCGTAAAGGAGAAGAGTAATGGCAGATAGGGCTTTTTACGAAAAGTTCAGGACAACGCCCCAGGGGCAAGCCTTGTTGCGAATGATTCGTTACGCAGAAGGCACCGAACGTAAAGGCCCTGACTCTTATCGCGTCATGTTCGGTGGTGGACTGGCGCCTGATCTTAAGCAGCATCCCGATAAAGTAATTACAGGGGGAGGTTACTCAAGTAGTGCTGCAGGTGCATATCAATTTCTCACACCAACTTGGCAACGACAACAAAAAAAACTTGGGCTACAAAGCTTTGGTCCAGTTGAACAAGATATTGCTGCACTTGATCTAGCAAGACAACGCACATTGGGACTAGGTGGGCTTTCTTATCTTCAAGAAAAGGGGTTGACACCTGAATTTGTTGCGAAGCTTGCTCCTGAATGGGCATCTTTGCCTACACGTGAAGGCAAGAGTTATTGGGGGCAACCAGTAAAATCTTATGATGAGCTTAAAAAAGTTTATGGAGAACAAGTAGCAACTCCTGTAGCTACTACAACTCAACAACCACAGCCAACAACCCAGGCTCCTGAACAAACAGCACCCAAGTACAATATTAAAGATTTAATGAAAGCATCTTTATTTCAGAATTTATTGAATCAAATTAATCAACCAAGCCCTACTCAGCAATTAACACAAGGTTTATTGCAAGGATTTATGAGTGGTTCCCCCCTTGGCATGTTCAAGTAAGATACAATAGTTAAATAGAAAGGTAACAGTAAATGAGCAGCACCAGTACCAACAAGCAACCCTTGTTTACAGATCGTCCTTTATTTGACGCTGTAAGGGTTACAACGCAGGTTGTAGGAAGCCAGGCCAGTAACACGCTTTTTGTTCAAGGTGGACAAGCTCCAGCTCTCTTGGTAGACATGGATGCCAATTTAAGTGAAGACAATAACAATGGTGGTGTAATCGATTCAATTTCTATTGTTCGTAATGACTTTTACCGTTCAGAAGATTATAATGTAACAACTGCAACCTCTGGTACTTATATTACTTTGACCAGCGGTCAGATTGTTAAAATTACGGATACAGGAACTTTAGGTACTGCAGCAGAAAGTGGAGAGGGGTATTATACATATACAGGTTCTGCTCAACTAACTCAAGTCAATACAGATATCATTTACTCCGGTGGTACATCAAGTGGTTTTGCGTACCAGGGGGCAGTGTATGGTCATCAACCTGCCGCAACATTTGTTTTTTATCAAACCCGTGGTACAACAACACCAATCCCTGCATCTGGTGATTATCGTGTAGTTTTTTCAAAAACAATACCAGCAGATACACAGCAAGTAGATTGTTCTGATAACTTGCCTCAAATAGCAGTGCCCGTAATGGCTGCAGGTAATACAACTGGTCTTGGTAATACTGCACCCTTACGCAACAAAGGAATTTACCTAGAGCGCGGCGATCGCCTTTACGTTGGCGTCTTCCCTGATGGGCCTAATATTTCTGGTTATACCAACGGTGCACACGTATACGCACAGGGTGGTTTCTTCTAGGTAGTCATGGCACGCCGCTCTGGTAATGCATTTGGTAGCTTTGGAAAAATAACAGGTGGCGACAACTTCTCCGTTAAGCCAATTAAATCTGAATTTGGTGGCAGTGTCCCAGATTCTTTGTACACAGTAAACAGAGAATCTGCATGGTCCCGCTGGAGAAGGGGATATGAATTAGCGACAGCATCTTTTGTCGATAATTCTTTTGATTATTCGTTTAATTATTTTATTCCTGTTCCTGCAGGCACACCTGGAACAGGAGGTAATCCACCAACTATTCCAGGTGTCTTTAAAGGTTTCCCAACCAAGAACAAAGAACTTGGTATGCACTGGGCAGGTGCTCGTATTGCAGGTAGCCTACGCTTTGATAACGTACTCGATAGCGGTGGCACACCAGCAGCTATAGCTTCGGTTACAGAAGATGATGAGTTTTGGTATGTTCAGTTAGCCGGTACATGGAATACATCTAACCCCTTACCACCTCCGCTTTATGTTGCTGTACCTGGAGTGCCAGGGGGGATCAAAGCAATTAATGGTGAGATTCTAGAAGACAGAATTATTGATGTTGGCGGTACACCGATTACAAGAGATACAATCAATCCAGCAAATCAAACTCGCTATGGCTACGTACAAGCAGTACTTGTAGAAACAAATCCTTTTACGGGAATTTTAACTCTAAGGAAACGTGGATCCGTAGAGGCTACACCCGATCGCATTTTGGTTACACCAGCAACCAGGCCCCCTAACGTTGGACGTTATTTTATGACAGGAACAAGATACTGTTGTTCTTGTCAAGATTTTACACGAAGAGAATATGCATATTTATCAAGCCTTGGTCAGCGTAAAAGTGCTAAGTTTCCACTTAGTCGAGCAGCTTATCTAAAGCCAGGTCGATATGAAGTTATGCGCATTGCTGGTAAAGTTGCAAACCAAGCAATGACAGATGCTATAACCAACAGGCAAATGGAGATTATTTCTCCGTCACCTGAATACAATATTCCCCCGACAGTTACTCCAAATTCACAAACAATACCTGGTAGCACCAGGGATGATCCTGGTGTATTTAGAGATTTTGGATCTGTGTATACTCGCAGCACCAGCGATCCTTCAGTGCCTGGAGCAAAAGCAGAAGGCATGCCCTCATTCAACGATTATTCTGCTGCAGGAAATGTTATTACTTCATTGACCGATACATGGACACCCCTTCTTGATGAGTTTAGGTACTGCAAACATATTTATGCAATGAAATATGAAGAAGGTGTTTTTCCAACAGAGCCATCTGATTTTCCTGTCATGGAAGAAGGTATGGCTGAATGGGAACAAAGATTAGTACAACAAACAGAAAAAGATCAAGAACAAGCCGCTACAAATTTATTGAAATATGGATTGTCTTATATGGATGTTCCGCCCTATAACTGTCAAGCGCCAATGATGATGCCTATGATGCAAAAGTTATTTAATATTCCATCAACTTTTGTATTAATGCAAGGATTTGTTATGTACGATAAAAATGGTACAGCATATCGCCCATCACAAGGAGGTAATCCTGCATCATGACAGAACCTAACTTTGGTGATATTGTTGAGACTAACTTTATCTACTCAACAGAACAACGCGCAAAAAGAAAGTTTGGTGATAGTGAAATTCAAGTCGATGGCAACCCTGCTGTATACCATGCAGGTGATGTAGTGAATTTACCATACGGATCAGGTGAACGCTCAACGATAGAAGCAATTGGGTTAGCGTGGGCAGCTTTCGCAAGTGGCGTTTTGCCTAGTGGATTGTAATCGTTTATAATAAATTCAACCCGCAATAAAGCTGGGTTATAAGAAGAATTGTTACGGCAGAAGAGAAGATGAGTGTGTATAGTGACTGCAACAAGCTAGGTACACCCAATGATTTCCGCTAACCCGCTTCACGACCAACGTATTATTGATGAATGTTTTCAAATGCTGACAACCCCTGGCCTGCGTAAGGCTGGCTGGTTGTATGGCATGATATCCGTTTACGGTAAGTCACCCGATGAGCTAAAGGGATTTACCTGGACCGACGACAACCAAATTATTATCAAAAATAAGAAACGTCCTATCCGCCCACTGCACCCACAGTGGGTTTCTCTTTTCCAGCTCAAGGAAAAGCAGCCCGTTAAAACAGAAGAGAAATGGCAACGCATGACTGACAAGCTAACTGACAGCATTAAAAAGGGGACGATCAAGCTGACCATCCCCAATCTGTTGATTGCCTATAAGATGCGTAAACTAATCTACGCACCTGTCAACAAGAAGCTTCATTCAGCTTCGAAAGAGCTTTGCGTACTTTAGTCACGTTCCAGCGGTAGGTGTCCCTGGAGCGCGTCTCAGGAAACGCTGCGTAGTGTGGACCAAGCTTCAGCGTGCCGTCATCACGCATACGAAAGAGTTCTTCGCGATCGATACCAAGGACTTTTTCTGCTTTGTGCACAGGAAGCCAGGTGCTGCTGGAAGCCATTGTCAAGTGTTTGTGGTTGACTTTTTCAGGTTACACATCCAACACAAAAAGTCAATATATTTAAGGTTTTATTTAGATTTGCCATTCGTTTTGTATTGGGTTTAACCGAAGTAGAATTAGATTAACGGCAGTTGAATAATGTTTGCAAGTGCGGAAGAACCTCTCGCTCTACTTGTCGAACTAACTCCCAAACTTGCCAAAAAACGTTTTCGAGAAGAGATATATAAAGCCTGGGATCATAAGTGCGGTTACTGTGGTGATGAAGCAACAAGTTTAGATCATATCGTTCCAAGGTTTAAATCTGGTTCCTCCAATTGCCATAACCTTTTGCCTGCTTGCCGTAAATGCAATGCCAATAAAGGCAGCGATGACATGGAAGCCTGGTACACACAGCAAGATTACTTTTGTGAACAAAGACTTAAAAGAATCAGACAGTGGATGAACAGAAATGTTGTTCAGTTATTCCCTGATGATTTAGAATACCTGAAACCTGGTTTAACAGATTAAGCAAATGACGGTTGAAGCTAATATAAGAGTTTTATATTTTAACAATCTTGGGCGCATCGCGGATCAAGGGGGATTAAATCATTATATTAATCAATACTACCAAGAAGGCCGCTCATATGGTGATATTGCTAATGAACTGCGAAACAGCGGAGAAGGAAGAAATCTTAGCCAGATAGTCATCAATGCCTATAGAACTTTTCTTGGTAGAGAACCAGAACCAGGGGCAGTTGACTTTCATTTAAGAAATTCAGGAAACAAATCTAATGATTTAATTCGTGCAATTAGACAATCGCCAGAGGCAACTGATTTTGCAAGAGACTTAAAAAACTATGTAAAAACATATACAAACACTTCCGGTGGCGCAGATAATTTGGTTGGATATGCTACAAGTGCTCAGTTTACTTATGATAGAAATTCTTTTCCCGGTTTTGGTGATGGTTCGGCGGAGTATTTAGGAGCATTAGATCATTGGAATAGATACGGTAAGAACGAAGGGCGTATTATTGCTCCGGCTGAACGACCTTTAATAAGTGTAAAAGATGGTGAGTTAAAACTTGCTGGAGATAAATATTTTAGCCCCCAGGCAAAGAGAAGATTTGAAAATATTATTAGAAATGTAAAGAACAGTAATGGAGGGAACTATAAACAACTGATTACAAATGCTATAAACAGCATTCATCCTCCCGCGAAAGACAACTTAACTAATAAGGGAGGTATTGATGCAATTGGTGCTTATTATCTAGAAAACAAAGTAACCCCTTGGGACCCAGTAAGACAAGGTGCTCAACCTCCTGTCGGTGGTTTTGATGCACAGTATTATGCCAATCAAGCTCCAAGTGCGGTTCAAGCCTGGAATAATGCAACTTCAGGAATTAGTTTAAACGGAAAAACTTTTCAGGATTTAGATATAACTGGCAGGTATACTTATGAAACATATTTACAACAACACTATACAAATACTGGAAGATATTCAGGATTACGTGCTAATGCTGCAGTAGAACCAGAAGAAGCAACTCAGTATACAGAAAAATTAACAGACGCAGAGCTTCAAATATACAGAGATAGTGTTCTGGGCCTTGGTACCAGTGGAACAGGGATTGATTGGGAAGATGAAAACGTGGGTCTGCTTGAAGCAGAAGCATTAAAAACAATTCAAGCAAGAGATGCACAAGAACAACAAGTCTTTGGTGCTCTTACACAAGATGCATTAAAACAGGCATCTCAAAAACTCCTGGAGCAAAAAAGAAAAGAATCAAACCTTTCTTTGTTTCGCGGTCTTCCTGGCTACGATGAAATCCTTAGTGTTAATGAAACACTAGCAAACTCTTTACTTGGTGACACTGGTGTTGGCGGTATTTTATCGATAACACAAGACCCTGAAAAGACACAAGAATCCTTAGAAAAACAAATTTCTCAATTCACAGGGATCTCATCTAACTCGACAATCTACAATTGGCAAAACTGGTTTGATAACGAATTAACAAAACGTTATCAAGAAATGACGGAAGTCATGTCTCCAGAAGACGCAACGCAGATGCTTGAAGTTGAACAGGGTTTTGCTCAAACATTTATTGATCAATATTTAAAACCTAGATTTGATCAATCAAAATCAATGGATGAATTCATTAGTTATATGGATGTCAAAGAAGAAGAACAAAATATTTTTCAAACACAGGATGCTGTTAAAGCTTTAAAAGATGTAGCGAATGTCAGGGCAAAATTGTTTTATGACCAAATTGCATCAGCGACAGGAGGCAAATTCAATTCTGATTTTTACTTTGATCCAACAGTAGATCAAAACGAAGCCAAAGCAGATCTATATCAAAGGCAAAAAGATGAAGTGGCTAAAGATTGGGAAGATGCAAAAAATAATGGAGATACTATCAAGGTAGGAGATTATACCTGGAGCCAATGGGCATATTATTACGGATTAGATCCAAACAATAAAGACGACTTTGCAAAATTACATTATCAAGTGAAGGGGATGGGTGAAGGCTTTGATCCAGCTGAAGATGTTGTAACAATTGATGATGCTAAAGCATATATAAATAATGTGGTTGTACCAGCCATTGAGGAAGCTGATCTTGAAATTGGCGATCAACCATTCTTGCAATTTACCACTCCAGAAGAGTTTGCAGATGAGTTGCTTGAAGGCATTAGTCCAGAAGAAAACAAAGAAGAATGGAATAAAATCCTTGAAATGTATGGATTGGATCCACTGTCTGCATCACTAGAAGAAGTAAAAGATTATATTATTGAAGCAGTACGCACCAATCAGGCACAAGATATTCGTGAGTCAATTAAATATCTTAATGAGAAAAAATTAAAACCAACACAAGAAAGACTAGGAGTTTCATACATTGAAAGAGCGGAAGACGAAAAAACTGTAGATAACCCAGAAGAAACTGCTTTATATAAAATATTTAAAAACTCCGGTTACGCGGGATCGGAAGACCAGTTTTACGATGAGTTTATGTCTGATACCAGCAAATCAGAGCAACAGTTATTGGCTAAAGCAATGTCCGGAGATTTAAAATTGACAGAAGTTTCGACTGATCCCTTTGAAGCATTGGCTGATGTAAGTAGTTTCTTTGGAACAGAAGAAGATATTTTTGGTTCTCCAATTGATAAAACAAAAGAAGAAGAGGATACTACTCCAGCATCTAGTTACTTTAGACTATTTGAAGATGACGAAGCTGAATCAACAAAATCAAATGCAGCTGAGTCTTACATCTCTGAATTTACATCTCTGTTTAAAGGATTTAAGTAATGTCAAACAAAAGAAAAAAAGCAGCTAAAGCAGCTAAGATTGCAAAAGATAAAATGCCTTGCAATAAACCAAGGAGAGATGTCCGTGGAGGGAAAAAATCTGTAGTTAAAGCATGTGAAGGAGGCAAAGAAAAAATTGTAAGATTTGGTGATGCCAATATGACAATTAAAAAAAATGATCCAGAACGGCGCAAAAGTTTTCGTGCACGTCATAACTGTGACGAGAAGAAAAGTAAACTAACCGCTGGGTACTGGTCTTGTAAGGCATGGTGACAATTGTTTAAGTTTTGAGTTACAATACAAATAATTATGCCTATACATAATGTCCGATTATTCACGGGCAATTAAACTCATCAAACTCTATGAGGGGTTTAATGAAAGGGCATACCCTGATCCGGAGACTGGTGCAGAGCCATATAGCCTAGGTTATGGCACTCAATTTTATCCAGATGGTTCTCCAGTGAAACAGGGGAATTGTTGTACCAGGCAGAAGGCAGCAGAATATTTGTTAAAAGAAGTTCAAGTCATTGCTGATGATTTAAGACAACTCAACCTGGGCTTAGATCACTCCATGGAGGAAGCCCTGGTATCCTTTATCCATTCAATTGGTTGGGATCCGTTTCTTTACAGTGAAATAATTGATTACTGTGATAAGGAGGAATGGATTGCAGCAGCAGAGTCCATGACGCATTGGGTCTTTGATAATCAACATAAAGTCATTGGTAACCTCGTGGAACGACGCAGGGAAGAAGTACGTCTATTCCTGTCGGAGATGAATGCCAACGCCTGGACCTCTGGAGAAGTACTTCTGAAAGCATTCAGGATGTACTCTGCAACACCAAATGAAATCAGAGCTATTAGATCACTAGAAAACCAAATTAATCCATATGTACTAGCGGAATTCAATAATCAGTTTCATCTCACCAACGAAGATTCAAATTACAGGTCATGGGAGTAAAATAAAAGAAGCGATCGGATTACGCATGGGACAATCTGCAGAAACAAGGGAATTCGAAATGCCCCTTCATTTGCAGCTCGCCATGCGTCGGGCTGAACTTGAAGCGCAAGAATTAACCTGGGACCAACTTGTTGTCGCACTCTTAAACCTCTATCACCAGCGGCTCCTGGAGATTCAAGCAGTCAAAGATATGCTACAAGAAGAAGGGATCGAATTAGATTTTGATATCCCCACAGACGTTGAACTCGCCCAGCTTGCAATTGCAGTGAGCGAGGATGAAGACGATGATGATTATCAAGATGAACTCTGCAGTCCTTTCTAGGACTCATCATCTGCCATTGAGATCAGACGATCAAGGTACCATTTACACTTCCTTAGATCTTCAATACCCCCTTTATCACGCCACCTCCAAAGGTATTTGGCGCAGTTACCTTGTAGGAATCCTATATATCCTTCTGGCGTTAACTGCGCTTCGATACCTTCAATACACTCAATGCCTCCGTCATTATTATAATGTTTGGGTTTCAAAACATTATCAAATAATTTAGGGGTCTCTTCTTTTACGGCCCAAGGTACAGGGCAAACCCCACCAGGGCAATCAGTAGTTGTATCGGTATCTACCGGCTCAAACCACGACGTTTCCGAGACATCTCCATCTCTTCCTCGCTGGGTTCCGCATCCAGTTCGATCACCAGTGCTCGTGGCTGGGGCATCGCTCCCATCGCGATCCCTTCCTCCGCACTTGGAATTGTTCCCGTCACACCGCATCGCTTTTGCATTGGATCTAAAGACAGGTTCATCCTAGGACGAGATTCCTGCGTGGCAACCAAACCACGGTTGTATTGGTCATAAAGAGGCACATCTGCTTCTTCATTATCTAATTCTTGACCAAACATGGATGCATCAAGCATCCTGCTTTTTACTTCATCATTTGACTCAATAAAAGCGTCTAAGAACTGATCCATGTTTTTTTATAAATCTAAGTTGACCTCAATTAGAATTCTACTATGGCAAGCTTTTCAGACCCCACTTATAATCGCGCAAAAGACTCAGCTAGTTCAGGTGGTTATGTAACTGATCTCACCCCTGAACGTAGCTACGATGTTGACGTGCGACGTCTTGATGAAGATGAGCAAGCAATTGCCGATCGAGCTGATACCCGTAACGAAGGAAAGCAGAATCGTGTTCGTAAGTTTTTTCAAGCAGCGAAAGCAGCTGGAAAGTACCGTCAGAAGAATTCAATTGATGAGCCATTGATTCGTGGTAAGCCTACCAAGAATGAAGCATATATCTCTGGAACGTTTACTCCAAGCTTAGGTGACCAGATGGGGCCAGTCGGTGGCATGAAATATGCTGAAAAGCCCCAGCCATTCTCCGGTAGACCGTATCAAAGAATAGATTTATTCTAAACTTTGCTAACCACAACTTCTAATGGTTGCCCCTGGTACTTACCAGACCTAGTTTCGTACGTAGTACTACACGGTTCACCACGGAAGAAAATCAATTGACAGATACCTTCATCTGCATAAATACGATTAAAAAGTCCAGTACAATTACTGATCTCAAGTGTAAGGTGTCCTTCCCAAGCAGCTTCAACTGGAGTTAAATTAGCAAGAATACCTGAACGTGCATATGTGCTTTTGCCAATAGCCAAAGCAGTGACATCCTCTGGCATTTTCAAACACTCTTCAGCTACACCAAGACAATAACTATATGGCGGCAACAAAAAATATTGGCCACGTTCATCTGTATGTAGCTCTGCAGGTTTAAGGATATCGCGATTAAAATCTTTTGGATCGCAATCCCCTTCTGATGGACGACCAAAAATCAAACATTGTTTAGGTGAAAAACGAATATCATAACCATATGAACTTAAGCCGTAGCTAATAACCTTTTTGCCATTTTTAGTACGAACAAGTTTCTCTTCAAAGGGAGTAATCATACCCTGTTCCAGGGCTAGTTCTTTGATCTCTTTGTCGCTTAGAATTGACATACTGAATTGGTCAGTTCAATCACTATACCCTAGATTTCTTATCCAAAGATTAAAAAACCTTAAACAAGCACTCGGCCTTTTTCTGAATATATCTTAATAAACTCATTTGTTTTTTCTTCGACATTGGTTTTGGAATGCAAATAAACTATCAAAGAACAAGCGGTATTTTTTGATATCGTTGAGCCATCTGCATAATAGTGCCTAATTAAAGATGGTCTGGATTTCATAATACAAACAGGATGATCAAATATGTCTTGTGCATACATAATCATGTCAGGAAAATTAGTAAAGAATATTGCCTGATCAACTTCATTTGCTAACCATTTCTTTTTTAACGTACGCCACCACAATGCATTTCCCGATGTCAACGTAGGAGATAAACCTCGGGTTGCTTTCCACCTAGCATTTTTTTTATCCCAGAAATATGAGTTGCTGGGAGGAAATAAATAAACACTTCCGTACCAGGGTGTTTGATTTAGTCCATCTTCTTTTGGTGTATAGAAATTTTTAGCGCCAACATATTCATTTGCCTTTGCTGAACTTGCTGGATCTAAATCAATCTCACCAAGAATTAGATGTGCAGAATCAACTAGATCACGATTTGTAATCCATTCAAAATCTTCAGTTCTTGTATTACCCCTACGAAGCCCCATCAGCTGTTTTGTTGTAATCAATTTCCATGTATCTTAACCCACTATCGTCGTTAATAATATAACCAGCTTTTTCGTCAGGCTTGATTCGTTGAGCAGCATTAAGAATACGCCTGAAAGTTTCTGCAAGATCACCCTTGTTTTCTGAATCTAGTTTATCTGCAGCAGAACTTAATTCTTCTAACGTCATCCAAACGACAGCACGCTCCTGGCCTGGCTGCATGCACATAACCCCTGGACCCTCAGCGTTCCAGAATCGAGTGTAATGTTGACCCATGTCCGCAAGGATCAACTTCATTACAGTGTCAAGCATCTTTGCTTCTGTAGGATCATCTGGATTGCTTAACGTCTGAAGCAAAAGCTTTTCACGTCGATCAGTCATGTGGAATCAATTGTTGCCTTTTTAATATTACAATCATTTTAGGCAACGGTTGGTATATGACCACCAGCTTACCCATCACACCTCGTTTTTTTAAAAGATTTCCTTTACTATCTCGTAGTTTTTCAAATTCCCCTGATCTTATTAAGTATTCTGCAACACACCTAAGTCTTCGCTTGAGAGGTAGGTCTGCCCTGGGGAAGCGATTACAAATTGTTTCAGGCTGCATATCCAGAAACGCGAGACGCAATCTGTTGGCAAGAGTCATGGAAGTATTGGGATCTTCCATTTCGAAATCTCTTAACATTCTTAAGTATCTCTTAAGAGTCGCCTCATCAAAAGAACCCTCGGGCGGCAGAAAAGGTTTTACTTGTTTAGACAAAGATCTGGGCAATTGCACCAGGCAATCTTTTAACGTGAGGTTATCTATATCGACCAGATCAAAACGATGAGACATATTATTTATTGACGTCTGCAGGTGTTGCTACATTTGGATTTGGTTGGTATTTAAATTCGTTATTTGCAGTATAAAGATTTTTTGCTCCAGGAGAATCAAATGTTCTTAAGTTTGCTTCCGGGCCTTTATGAAAAGATAAGATCAAATTATTCCAGGGAATTCTAACCATTGTTCTGTTGTTTCCTTTTGGAATTGTGATATAATGCACCCCTTGTACCCAGCCGTTACTGGGATTTTTTTTGCCCTGAAGAATCCAATTACGGATCGTTTGATCCGTTACAGAAAGACGTTTAGCGCATTCATCAACTGAGATATATTCATCTGCATAAATTTCTGGTGACGCAACATCAGTTTCTTCGTTTTTATAACGACTGTGCCACATCGCTCCAAGGACTACCCTGATGCCTTTTAGTTCATCAGAAATATTTTGTAATGCAGTTTTAATTCCTGTTTTACTCTGTGTTTCCATCCTTGAGATTTAATGCTAAAGTCTAGAAAAATAATTGCACATTTTTTATGGAAGATCAAGTTCCTTCCAGTAACATCCCTGGTCAAGCTCCTGAACAACAGTTTGTACAAACAAGCATTACGGCTGAGCAGCTCCAAGAGATGAAGCGCATGGCACTAGAAAATGCCATTCGTCAACAGCAGGCGATGCAACAACAGGCTCCTGTTTTAAACAGGGAACCAGAAGTTATTTATGTTCGCCGAAATCTTACTATTGCAGAACTTCTTCTTGTTATCGCTTTAGCCTGCGGTATCGTTACAGGTATTCAAGCAGCCTGGAACTTTACTACAGATCTATTGCCGCGTATTGAAATTCGAGAAAAATAATTCAGTCTATAATAGTTGGATAGGGCTTGGTTATTTTTAGGTGGCAAATAGACGAATAAGTGAATTTCCTGAAATTGCAGGGGCAGAGATTGATGAAGCCGATCTCCTCAACCTTGTCCATGTTTTTGAGGTTGACCCTGTTTTACGTAATAAAAAAATTACGTTTTCAGGGTTTAAAGATTATTTAAATCAATATTATGTTTTAGGATCAGGAGGTACTTTTAGCGGTAATGTCATTATTGATGGCAACCTAACTGTTAGCGGTACCAGTACTTTTGTATCAGGAATTACCGGAGAAAGTTTAGCAACATTTAGTGGTGTTGTTGTTGAAAACAATTTAAATGTAACAGGTACAACCAGTGGTACAACTTTTACAGGCACACTATCCAATTTTACGACACAAGTTGGTGTATCTGGTGTATTCACTACTCAGCTATCTGGTACCACAATTACTGGTAATACCGGTCAATATTCAAATTTAAACGTAGTATCAGGCATATTTACAACGCAAATATCTGGAGCAACAGTAACAGGTAACACAGTAAAAGCTACAACAATCACAGGTGTATCAGGGGTTTTTACTAATCAAATTTCTGGCACCACAATTACAGGTGATACGATCGAAGCTTCAACTGTAACCGGTGTAAGCGGAATATTTACAACTTTTCTTTCTGGTGCAACTGTTACGGGAACAAATTCAGAATTTACAACTGGAACATTTAATACTTTAATTGCAGGTAATCATGAAATTACAGGTGATTTAACCGTATCGGGCAATCTTTCTGTTGAAGGATCTGGCACATTTAGTTCAGGTGTTCAAATTACAGGAACTCTTAGTGGAACAACAATTAATGCCACGTCTGGTGTATTCACTACTCAATTATCTGGTGCAACGATTACTGGTGATACTGGTCAATTCAGCACTTTAACTGGCAATACAGCAGGATTTACCACTGTTACTGGAACTACTATTACAGGTACAACAGTTAATGCTGTATCTGGCATTTACACAACTCAACTTTCCGGAACAACTATCACTGGCACCACTGGTAATTTTACAAATGTAAATGCAACAAATATTACTGGAACATCAAACATTTATGGTGCTTCAATTAGCGGTGTTTTAGGTGACTTTGGAATTCTTGAAGCAACTAGTGGAATTTTTACAACTGAACTTTCTGGCGCAACAATTACTGGTAATACGGCAGGATTTACTACCGTAACAGGAACTACTATTACAGGTACAACAGTTAATGCTGTAAGTGGTGTTTTTACAACTCAACTATCCGGTGCAACGGTCACTGGTGATACCGGTCAATTTACAAACATTACTGGTAATACAGCAGGATTTACTTCTGTAATAGTAGTTCCTGTTACGGTAGTAAAT